GTGCACGAGCATGATCGAAAGCTGTTCGCCGGGATCGCGCGCGTCAACGCGGACATCGGGCGGGTCACGCTCGAGCTGTTCACGTTGCAGCCGGATGACGCGGCCTATGCCGAGGCGCTGCGCAAGGTCGGAACCGACCTGGTCCGCATCGGCGTGGCGTTGACGTACCGCGCGGCCGAACTCGACGGCAAGCTGATCGAGCCCGGCGACATCCTGACCGACCCTGCAGCGCAGGAAGGCAATCCGCCATGAGCGCGGTCGAGGTGGGCAGCTACGAACACTTCCTCGCCGAGGTCGGCGCGGGCCGCGTGTGGGTCTTGGGGTTGGGCGCCGGGGCCGGGTCCGCCGAGATCCTCGTCGGCGCCGGCGGGATCAACGCGGAAGAGTTCACCGACCGCGGCTACCTGTATCGCGCCCTCGACAACGGCGACGTGCGGATACACGGCGGCCGTGTGTCGCTCGCCCGACCGGTGGCAGGCCACGGCGAGATGCCGTCACCAGCCTGACCGCCCAACGAAGCTCCCGGCGTCGCGCAAACCCTCGAGCGACGTCGGGCCGCCCGGTCAGTGGCGGGCTCCCCTGCGCGCGCTGACCGGGTTCCAAACACCCCGCCGTTTGCGTGGAGGTGGACGGCGGGGGGCCGGGGCCGGGGTGATGGCCGGTCCCCGGCAACTGCCCGCCGCACCCCGGCGGCGGGCGCCGGGGGTGAGGCGCGCACGGGGCGCCCGCCCCCGGCAACCTTCTATCCGGAACCGAAAGTGAGTCTTTCCTTGGCGTACAACGAACTGTGGACCGAAGAGAACGTGAAGAAGGTGGAGGAACGCGACAAGCAGCGGCGGGAAGAGAGCGAACAGAGTGAAGGCTAATCCCGACGGTACGTCTCAGGACGGCAACTACACCGACGAAGGCAAAGAGGCGTACCGCAAGAGCTACGGCGAAGAGTTGCCCGACCTGCCCTGCGAGTGCGGGGCCCCGAACTGCGATGGGAGTTGCCCGTGATCATCCATTGGTGGCGAGTCGGCTAAACCGCCGGCGGTCGACCCGGCGCGGGGCCGACTGCGCCGGACATGAAAGCGGCCGCCCCGCGCTGCCCGTCGGAACGGGTAGCGCGGGGCGGCCGCGTGGTGTGTTAGGTGCGCGGGGGCGGTTCGCCCGCGCCGTCCTGCAGCCGGGCGGGGTCGCCGCCCTGCGCGGCGACGTGGGCCTGCAGCTCGCCGAGCCACTCGGCGAGGTCGGTCACGTTCCGCGGTGCCCGCCACGTCCCGATGGCGGCGAGGACCAGGGCGATACCGGCCGCGCCGGACGGGCCGACGTCGACCCCGACGGCGTCGAGGACGGACGCGACCCCGACCCCGGTCGCGCCACCGGCGACGGCGCCGAGCAGTTTCCAGAACCGGCGGGCGACCGCGGCGAGCCGGGCGCCGAGTCCCGGTTCGTCGACCGGGCTACCGTGCTGCGCGGTCACGCGATCGCCTGAATGAACACGGACACCGGCGAGGCGCACGAGTATTCGATGTGGACTTTCGACGTGCCGCGCGGGATCCGGATTTCCTCGCCTTCCTGTACCTCGGTCCGCCACCGGCCGGGGTCGCCGCCGGTTCCCTTGCCGGGGTCGGGCGTCCAGTTGTAGATGTGACCGCCGAAGATCACCGTCTTGGCCGCGAAGATCAGACTCACTTGAGCGGCCGGAGGTACGGCAAGTACCTCGTAGGTGGTGGTCATGGATGCGGGCAGAGTGGCCACGTTGTCCTCCGTCATCAGGATTCGGCCGGTGGGCCGGGGTGGGTTGGGCGGGTTCGGGGCGCCTGCGGCGCCGAGGTTCCACAGCGCGGTGGAGTCGGCGCGGGATCCGGCGACAACGGACACGTGCACGTGCGACGTGTGCGGGTTCTTCCCGCTGTAGGACTTCCACCCGATGCCGGGTGTCCAGATGCGCCGGTTCCAGATCACATATTTGAGCCGCGGGTCGGCGTGTGTGGTGAGCCGGTCGGCGAGCCACTGCCCGTCGAGGTCGCCGGGGTCGTGGGTGAAGTCCCGCGCGCACACCTGATAGCGCCCGGCGCTGTTGCGGTAGTCGTTCGGGTTGTGGTCCGACAGCCGGGCCGAGTGGTCAGCGTCGCCGATCGATCCGTCGGACACGCGCGAGCGGTCCGGCGCCATCGCGTTGACCTGACCGAGCAGGATGTCGAGCGAGTTCGCCACATACCAGGGTTTCCCCATCGTGTCTCACTTTCCGATCAGGGTGAACAACCAGGAAACGACCACGGCGAGCACGGCAACCGCGATCGTTCCCCAGAATTTCCATGTGTCCTTTTTGGACATTTGCAGGTCGGCGACGTCGCGTTCGATCTCGTCGAGCCGACGTTTAATGACGGCGATCTCCGGGCCCTGCTGCATCATGTGCGCGCGGAGATCGCGGGCGAGGTCGGCGAGGTCAGTCCGGACACCGCCGAGTTCGCCGTGCAAGTCGGTGCGCAGGGCGGCTAGCTCCTCACGAACGTACTGCCAGCTAACAGGGTTTCCGGGTTCGGGGAGCATCGCGCGCCCTCCTTACTGTCGCATGTAGACGCTGTCGATCTGGCAGGCAGTCGACCCGGCGCCGCCGGTATCGAGACTGCAGGTCAGTTGCACGGACACGTCGTTCTGGTCGAGCCACTCCGAAATGTCGTACGGTCCGCGTATGACGTTCGACAGCCCGATGTCGGTCCACTGACCGACCGTGGTGCCGTTGAACTTCAGCCTGTATCGGGGAACGTGGCTCCCGCCGATCGCGCGACCTGTCACCACTCGCAGCTCCACGAACTTGTGGAGCACGCTCGCGCGGCCTTGCCAAAGGACCTTTTCCGATGCCAACTGAGAGTTGTCAATGAACATGTAGTCGTAGGTGAAGCCAAGTTCCGGATTCGGCGGAACGTCGCTTTCCACCACGAACTTCGGATACATCGGGATGGGCAGCCACGGCCGCGCCATCCCGCCCAACCCGGCGGCGTTGTCGGAAAACAAGATCACGTTGTTCTGGTCGCGCATCGCGAAGAACGGTTCACCGGCGAAGTAGTCCCCCTGCAGGATCACGGTGCCGTTCTCCCGACGGAGCGCGAAAACTTGTTTGCCCTCGCTGTTCGGTCCGATGTAGAGAATCCGGGTTCCCTGGTCGTCGACCACCTTGAGAAACGAGTCGTCGAGCAGAGTGATGCCGCCTCGGCGGATGATGGCCGAGGTGAGGCCGGACAGTTTCCGGAACGCCTCGAGCGCGCGCTCGAGCTTGGATACCCGGTCGACCAGGTTCGACGGCTGGTTGAGCTGCCCCACGTGGTGTGTCCTTTCGATTCAGGCGACGTCGTCGAGCAGCGGGCCGCAGGTGAGCCGGACGGTTTCCCTGTCCTCGCCGGGTTTGATCGACATGCCGATGATCCGCAGGCTGGTGTCGATCCCGGCGGGCACGAAGTCGTCCTCGATGATCACGTGCGCGTCGTCGCCGAGTCCCCATTCGCCGACGATCGGTGACCGGTCGCCGCGTATCTCGAGTTCCGGCAGGACGACCGGGAGACGCGAGGCGAACAGGTCGGCGTCGGCGTGCTGCTGCAGCGTGTCGACGTTCGACACGGTGGTGTAGGCGGTCTCCGATTCGATGAGGGGGAAACCGCCGGCGTATCGGCTGGTGTCCTCGGCGGCGGCGATCAACGTCCCGTCGTCGGAACCCTCGCCGGTGGCGAACCCGCGGGAGGCGTACCGGGTCGCGTCCGATGGCCACGTGTAGTCGATGAGGTTCGCGCCGAACTCGAACACCCACGGACTGCCTTGCTGGCCGAGCCACGGTTCGCCCTGCCGGAACAACCGGGTTGGCCGGCCGTTCGCGTCGGGCCCGCCAGAGTCGAACATCATGTCGGCGCCGCCCTCGACCCCGGCGAGCTGCCGCAGCGCCTCCCCCACCCACGACAGTTCGTAACCCGCGTACTGCCGGGTTCGGTCGATCAGCGACAGCGACGCATCGGCGACGATGCCGAGATCGCCGCCGGGGTGCGCTTGCGCCGAGGCGACAAGATCGCGGGCGATGTCGTTCTGATCGCCGCCGAACGTGAGCCGCATTTCGGCGATGTCGTAGGCGGGCGCCACCGGGAACGACAGCAGCGGCAACACCTTGCGGTGGTCGAAATACGTCCACCAGTCGCCGCAACCCACCTCCACCGTGCGGCTGGTCGAGTTGTAGCGGCGGGTCCAGATGATGCCGCCCCACATCACCTTGTCGTCGCGGTAGACGTACAGGCACCGGCGGCCGGGCATCGTGAGGTCGTACGGATCCCGCACCTTGCGGAACGGGTTCGTCCTCGACTCGACGGAGAACGCTCCGCGCGCCGACCCCGAATCGTTGAGCCGCTTGGAATACTCCACATTGGACAACGGGAGTTCGGCGAGCGGAGCGTTGGTCAGCAGGTCGTGCACCATGTAGGTGTAGATCGGCGCCGCCATCAGGGCCCCAACCACACCGCGCTGACACCGGGCACGTCATCGCCCGCGCCCTCGTGAACAGCAGTCGACGGCGACCCGGCGTAGGCGTAGCACCGGAACTGCTGCCCGGCGACAAGCTTCTTTGTCGCGATCGCTTGCGAGTTCGCCGCGGCGGACGTTGAATCCTTGCCCCAGACGTTGCCGGGACCGGTGCCTGCCACGAACACGTACTTGTCGGCGGTGGCGTTGTTGAACCGCACCGAGCAGGTGACGTGCCACCATCCGGGAACGTTCACGGTGAACACGCCCGCGGCGAGCGACAGCCCCACCGGCGGGGTGACAACGCTCCAGTTCGTCAACAGCGTCGGCGTGCCGATCCCTTGGTCGCCGAGTTCCCAGTCACCGCCCGGCGTCGTGCCCGACACGTTGGCCACCACGACCCACGCGGACCCGGTCCACCGGTACATGTAGTTGTCGGTGGTGAGGATCGCCAGCTGCCCGGTGTAGGGATGGGTGATGTCGGCGAGCGCGCCCGTGGTCACGGTGCCCTGGCACTGCCACGTGCCCGCCGTCGAGTTGTAGACCTCGGTCCATCCCTTGTCGCGCCGGTAGATCGTGAGCCCCGGAACCGCCGGCAGTGCGGCGCGTTCGGTCAGCGACGCGACCGGGACGACACCGCCGAGCCCGACCACGCGCGCCGGGCGCAGGTCGTCGATCATCGCGCCGGTGACCGTGGTCGCGCCGGCGGCGATCCGGATCCGCGCCAGCAGCAGATAGTCGGGGTAGAGCCCGCCTTGCGTCGGGTCGGGGTCGACCGGGGATCCTGCCGGGGTGCCCTTGATCCGCAGCACCGTGTACGCGGTCGAGCCGTCGGCGTAGTAGGTGTCGGTCTGCCGGGCGATGATCAGGTCACGGCGGGCGTTGGACGGGTCCGCGGGGTCGGCGCCCAAGACGTTGAGGGTCTTGTCGGCGTCGAGCGTGGCGATGTACGGACCCATGCCGCGGGTGGCCGGGATGACGGCCTGAAACGCGAACACCTTGACGTTGACGTCCGGGGTCGGCGCGGTCGCGGAGACCAGCCCCGGCGACCCCGCAGAGTTGATAATCCCGACGCTTTTCGCGGTCGCGGTCGCGCCGGGCTGCAGCAGCGCGCCGAACGCCACGCGGGAATCCTCGGCGTCGACCACGCGGGTAGCGCCGTTCATGGTCGCCCAGCTATCACGCTCAGCCACGGGAAAACCCCCTTCTCATTGGTAGGCGTCGCGCCACGTGGCGCGGAGTTCGGCGGCCGGGTCGTAGGCGGCGCCGGTGAACTGGATCCGGGTCGCGACACCGGGTTCGAGCGGTGTCCACTGCGCGACGAACAGCCGTTGCCGCACGCTCACGCCGTTGATCAGCACGGTGCGGGCACCGGGCGCGGTATCGATCCGCAACGTCTGTCCGGCGAGGACGGTCCACGCGGGATCGAACATCAGGACGCGGCCGCCGTAGATGATCTGTGGTCCGGGCACCGGGCCGGTGATCTCGAGCACGGGCCACGTGGGCACGTGCCCGTCGTTGGTGGCGATCGCTTGCCCGCCGGTGGTGCCGAGGCCGAAGTCGAGCCCGCCCGATCCGAAGTCCAGACCGCCGGATCCGAAGTCGAGCCCGCCCCCGGCAGGCACCGCGAGCCGGGTGCTGACCGTCTTCTCGGCCACGCTGTACAACCGCGGGTCGTTGGCCTCCCAGGAGACCGCACCGGCGACGTAGCCGACGTTCGCATACATGAGGTCGGTTGGGATCGCCCGGCGCTTCACGCGCGCGTTCACGAGCATGGGCCGCCCGTCGAGCTGGATCACCAACGCCTCGTTGTCCGGGTTCTCGCCCGGTGCGGTGATCCGGCGCAGCGTGTCCAGCGCGGCCGGCAGTCCGGGATGATCGCCGAGGTACTTCCACTCCCACACGACCTCGCGGTCGGTGGAGAGCAGCTGACCGAGGTAGCTGCCGTGGTAGCCGGGCAGCGCGGTGTTTCCGCCGCGCTGCCCCGGCAGGTCCCACAGGCCGGTGATCCGGGTTGTGCCGAACACGGTGTCGGTGCCGAGCAGGGTGTCGCGCCACTCGACCTGACCGTCGAGGGTCACCAGCTCGCCCGCCATCAGTAACCCCCGCTCTTGGAAAACCAGTCGAGATCGCGCGCGACCTCGCCGGGCGGCGCGTCGGCGGGTGGGTGGTAGTGCTCGATGTGGACCAGAGACCGGCCGCCGGATCCGCCGGCGGCCGCGGCCGCGCCGGGCGGGCCGCCACCGGGCGGGCCGTATCCGGCGCCGAGCGTTCCGCCGAGACCGCCCGCACTGGCGGCGATCGACGGGCCGATCGTGCGCACGAACCCCTGCACCAAACCGAAGTTCTCGACCAAGGAATCGTGAAAGCCCTGCATGATCGCCTCACCGGCGGGCTGCAACAACCTCCGGTCATACGACAGCGGGCCCTTGTGGTCGGCGATCCACGACGCGATGCCGCCCACGAAATCGGTGACAGCACCCCACGCGTTCTTGAGGCCACGTAGGAAACCGTCGAGGATCGCACGTCCAGCACCGACCAGCAGCCCGCCGAGATCGCCGAGTGCGCCGAGGATCCGCCCAGGGATACCGGCCACAAAGGACACTGCTTCGTCCCAGCGGGTTCGGATCCAGCGCACGACCTCGCCGAACCACCCCGAGATCATGCCCGGCAGGTTGCCGAACCAGCCGACAATGTTCTTGATCCCGTCGATCGCGCGACCGGTCGCGTTCTTCACCCATTCCCAGGCACCACCGAAAACGTCGACGACGAACCCGATCACGGCGCCCAACAGCTGGAACGTAAACGCGTGGAACTGCACGATGTGCGTCACCAAGAACGTGAACGCGGGCGCCAAGGTGTTGATCAGCCACGCGGCGAGATCGGCCACCAGCACGATCAGCGGCGTCAGCGCGACCGCGAGTTCGACGATCGGCGGCAGAAGCCCCACCAGCGGCGGTAGCAGCTGCACGAACGCGCCGATGAGCGAGCCGAGCACGGGTGAGATCGCTTGCAGGATTTGGAGAATCGCGCCACCGAGGGTGGACGCGAGCTGACCGAGAGTCGGCAGAAGCGGCACGATCGCAGCGGCGAGCTGCCGCAGCGTATCGGCCGCGAACTGCGAGATCAGGGTCGCGATCTGCGACACGATCGGCACCAGTTGCACCAGGATCGGCGCGAGCGCGGTAGCGAACGACGCGGCGATCTCGGCGACCGCGGGCACCAACGGCAGGATAGGCGAGAGCAGCGACAGTAGCGCGGGCACCAGCGGGGTGACCGCCTGCAGGACTTGCGTCAGCGCCGGGATCAGCGAGCCGGTGAGTAGCCCGCCGAGCTGCGAAAAGATCTCCGTCACGGCGGGTCCGGCCGCCTCGAACAGCCCGACGAGCGCGTCGGCGAGCGGCCCGAGAGCGGTCGCGACCTGCACGAAAATCGGGCCGAGACTCTGGATCACCGGGATCAGCGCACCCGCCAGACCGTCCACAATGGACACAATCACGGGCAGCAGCGCCTCGAGGATCGGGCCTCCCGCTTGAGCGAGCGTGGCGAGAACCGCGCCGACCAGGCCGAGGATTTCGGCCAACGCAGGGCCGAGCGCCGAGAACGCTTGCCCGGCGGCCGCGGACGCGGTCGACAGGTTCGCCATGAGCTGCCCGACTCCACCTCCAAGGGAGGCAAGGAAATCGGCGATCCCTTCAAACGCAGGTCCGGCCGCTTGTGTCGCGGTCACCAGCCCCGGCATGGCCTGAAATGCGAATCCGGTCACCCCTTCGGTCAGCGTCATCAGGGGAATTTCCATCGCCGCGAAGATCTGCCCAAAAGCTGGGGCGAGCTGATCGAACGTCACGCGCAGCTCACGCGCGATTCCCGCGAACACCGGCACCAGCGGCGCCGCCAACGTCGTGAGCTGCGACTTGACGTGTGAGCCGAGCGAGGAAAACGCCTGCTGTACAACGGCGTTCTCCTTGAGCACCAAGGCGCCGATACCGGCGAACGCCAGCGGCACCGCGGCGAGCGCGCCACCGGCGACCAGTGCGGACGCGGACGCGGCCGCGCCGAACAACGCGAGTTTCTGCGTGAGACCGAGGATGCTCTGCGCGTTGCTCGCCGCCATGCCCGCGGTCTGTTCGCCCGCGGCGCGCATCACCCCCGCCGTGACGAGTGCCTCCCGCCGGATTTCCCGGAACACACTAGACACGCCGTCACGGCCGAGGATGTCGAACAGCAGGGACGTATCGGACGCCATGACACCCCCTCACCGCTATGAAGTTTTTTGTTGTGCCTCAACGATTTGGTCGATGTACGCACACGCCGCGTGGAACTGCGAGACCGTGAGTAGCCCGAGTTCCCACGGCCGAATGTGCAGAATCTCGGAGATTCTCAGGCAGTACTTGCGGGCTTTTTCTTCGATGGCGCTTTTCCCGCCGGGGCGGGCACCTCGTCCGCCTGGCCCTCGTCGCTCTTGTCGAGCTGCGCCTTGAGCGCGGCGACCGCGGCGCGCCGCTTGTCCTCCGGGACACCGGTCGCGGTCTGCACGGCGTCGTGCAGCTTCTCCAGCACCTCACGGTCGAGGATGACCTCGACCTCACCCGCGCGGAAATCCACGTCGTCGTAACGCAGTTCCTTGTGCTGCTGCCGCAGAACATGCCACAGCGCGCAGCGCTTCGCGCGGATGGATCCGGACATGAGCGCCTGCTGCAGTTCGTCGAGGCTGCCCTCGAACTTACGCTCGAGGTCCTCGGCCGCAGCGACCCGCAGGTCGTCGGCGTCGAAGTCGTACCGCTGCGCGGGCCCGTCGTCGGGACTGTAGGCGATGACGAATTTCAAGGGGTTCACACCTTTCGGGAGAGGCGACGCGCGGTGGCTTCCATCGCGTCGACCACGCGGCGGCGGGCGTCCATCGCCGCGCCGCGCATGGCGTCGTCGAACCAGTCCGGTTTGCCGACCTGGTGGGACGTGCTGCCGTGGTTCCAGTTCGGATGCGACCAACCGGCCGCGGAGTTCGTGCGCCGGGGAGCGTGAGTGAAGCCCCGGAGCTTGATCGTTTTGGTGACCGCGCGGGCGCCGGCTGCTTTGCCGGACATCTTCGCGACGACCTGCACTTTCGAGGCGATCGCCGACCGCAACGACCTGCCGGGGTGCTTGGTCTGCGACGGCATCGACCGGATGGCGGCGCGGGCCTGCTGCCGAGCGGGCTGCAGCGCGGTACGCAGGTTCCGCGCAAGATCCTTCCGCAGCTGCTTACCGTCCTCTTCGGTGCGCAGGGCCCGCGCGATGTCGCGCAACCGCTTCTCCGGGCCCGACAGGTCGAGGTCGACCGGCATCTACGACACCGCGCGGGAAACCGCCCCGGACGTTGGCCACTCGACGTCGACCTCGGCGATCGACCCGACCTGACCGGCGATCGGCGCCCACTTCTTCATGAGCACGGTCCCGGTGTACTTCGGGTTGCTGGCACCGACCACGGCGTCGGACAGCCGCACCTCGAACGGAACCAGCGTCCCGAGCAGCGGCCACATGGTCGCGTCGAGTTCACCGGCGGCGATGTCCTGTTTGAACGTCGCCGACAAGCTGCCTTCCTTGATCCCGCCGAGAACCTCTTTCCAGCCCAGCGACCGGAACGTCGTCGCGTCCTCGTCGGACACCTCGACACTGAGTTCGATTTTGCTCGAGTGTTCCGACACGTCGACCGCGTTGATCGACAGGTACGACGCGAGCAGCACCATGTGCGGCATGGGTTTTCTCCTTACAGGGTCAGGCGATGCCGAGGGCAACGACGAACAGGAACGACGGGCCGGTGCCGGTGATGGTCCACTTCGGACGGAACCAGGTGTCGGTGACCGGGCCCGGTGCGCGGGCGATCTGCCCGCTGAGAACACCCGCGGCCCCGAATGTGACGACGTCGGTGGGCGAGGCGAACGTGTTGTCGACGTCGGACTCGATGCCGAGCGTGATGGACGGCGAGCCGGTGCCCGCGATCGACAGGACGTGAGCCGCGGCGTAGAGATGTTTCCCGGCGGGGACGGCGCCGAGCTGGATCCCGGAACCGGTGCCGGTCGCGGTACGGGCGGTGCCGGGCGGGTGCGCGATCTGCCCGCGGACCAGCGGCCACGATCCCTTGGCCTGGCCTTCCCACGGCGCGACGGCGCCGACCTGGTCGCCGAGCTTGTACCCGCCCGACATCGCCGACGTGAACCACGCCAGTGCGCCGAGGTCGGCACGGTCCGGGCACGCCGTCCACGGGCCGAGTCCGCCGAGTTCGGACCACCGGGCGTCGTCGACCCGACCGGGGTCGCCCGCCTCCCACTGGCCCCCGCCCGACAGTTCGGTCTCGCGCAGTCCGCCGAGAACCTCTTTCCATCCGCCAGATGCGAAGTTGGTGCGTTCCTCGTCGCCGACCTCGGCGGACAGCTCGAGCTTGTTCGAGGATCCGGTGAGGTCGGCGCCGCCGGTGAACAACCGGCAGTTGAGCAGCACGAAATGCGACATGATCAGTTCCCCCGCCCGATGATCAACACGCGCCACTCGGCGCCGTAGTACTGGCTGTTGCTGTGCTCGTACAGGCCGTAGCCCGATACCCGCTGGACCCGCACGGCGTCGCACACCCCGCCGAGCGACGGGTCGGCCTCGATCGCTTGTTTGACCGAGAGCGGGCCCGCGCCGCGCAGGTAGCCGTCGAGCTGTTCCTGCCCGGTGCGGTCGGTCGCGTGCGACACCAGTAGACGGCACGTCAGGTAGACGGTGTCCATGCCGCGGCCGAACGTTCCGTCGTACTCGACCTCGACCTCGGCGACGAAAAAGGCCGGCGGGCTGATCGCGTCCGGGACGAACGCGAAGCAGCGCAGCCCGGCGACGTGAGCCTCGACGGCGGCCGCGGCCGCGGCCTTGACGGCGGCGATATCCACCCGTGCCCCCTATCCGAATCCGGGGAGCACGAACGGCGAGATCAGCGCGGCGACGTCCGGATCGGTCCGGCTGATACGGATCAAGCCCCATTCAGCCGACCCGCTCACCCCTTCCGGGGAGTCCTTGCGGCGATGCAGCCGGGCGGCCTGCAGCAACGTCGCCTGCACGATGTCGTCTGGAACGGCAGGCCATCCCCACACGGCGGTGACCCGCACGCGCCCGGTCGGGCCCTGCGGCCATATCCGGTCCGTGGCAATCCCGGTGTGCGGCCAACCGGGATCCGGTGCGAGCGGTGACAGCTCGAACCGGGTCACCGGCGTGAATTGGCCGTAGGCGTGCCCGTCCTCGACGACCACCCCGTCGGGCGTGGCGATGTCACCGGTGAGCAGCAGGTGCCCCTCAGGGGCGAACAGCGTCCGCCCCACGACCGGGAACGTCTTCGCTGTGGCGGTGTCGTCCCGGTAGAAGTACCGGCCACATGCACGATCGATCCCGCGCGACGCGGTGACCAGTTGCCGAGCAAGCGCGGCATCTTCACTGGTGTCGGTCGCCGGGATGTTCAGCGCTTCCTTGAGCGGCGCCAACGTGGCGTAGACGGTCTCGGCCATCGCGGTTACCTGGTCTGCTGACGCTTCGCGGTGGCCGGCTTCGGATCCTTGGGCGGGCCGTCGCCCTGCGCGGCCGGTGCGCCGGTCTCGGTCTCGGCCGGTTCGGTGTACCCGCGCAGCGCGAGTTGCTCGTCGACGGCCTTGACCCGGTCTTCCATGCCGCCCCGACCGGCGTAGGCGGCGCGTTCACGCAGCAGCGCGGCGATCATCGCGTCGTCGGTCGCCGACGTGGCGGCGCCCGCCGCGGTGCCCTCCGGCGCGGTGGCGTCCGGCGCGACGGCGGGGGCCTGGTCCTCGTTGCTCATTCCGATTTCCTTCCTGCGACAGGGTGAAACGCGCAGCGGCGAGCACGGTCCGGTGTGGACGGTGCTCGCCGCTGCAGGTGGACAGGGGTGGATCAGACTCCGGTGAACGCGGGCGTGATCAGCCCGGTACCGGAGATCTTGCGGGCGTGCGCGTAGCGGGTGTGGGTGAAGGCGTAGTAGCCGTAGACCACCAGGACGATGCCGAGGGACTCGGCCTTGGCCTGCTCGGCGCGGATGAGAACCGGCGCGTTCGGGTCCTCCCACAGGTGGAACTCGTTCTTGTCGCCGATGTAGATCTCGTCCTCGTTGGTGCCCGCGCCGAGGTTGGTGGCGATGTTGTTGTCGACCAGCACCGGGGTGCCGTTGGGCAGCACGCCGCGGATGCCGGAGCCGTACCGTTCGGCGTAGTTCGCGCCGAGGGTCTTCTCGACAATGCCGGGCTGCGAGATGAGCGGCCACTTGGTGCTCATGGCGTTCTGCAGCCAGTACCAGCGGCGGGAGTGCATCACGGCGATGTTCTCGCCGGACGCGACGTCGAGCAGCGAGCCCTCGACCCCGGCGAGCGCCTCGGGGATCTTCGGGTACAGCTCTTCGGCCGTCGGGGTGGCGTCGGTGTAGGTGACCGGCGTCGCGACCGCGGAGAGACCGACCGTGGCGAGGTTGAGCGTTTTCGAGTCCACGTTCGCGTGGTACCGCTTGTACAGGTCCTCGACGATCGTGTCGTCGACCCGCACACCACGGTCGACACCTTGGCGCGACACGGTCTGGCGGCCGGCCGCGGTGCGAACCGGGAACGTCAACAGCGTGTCGTCATAGTCGGTCTCGGAGACGTTGGTGTTCTCCGCGGTCTGGTCGTCCACGCTCGTGCCGGTGGTGCCGCGGCCGAGGCTCACGGTCATGCCGGTTTCCGGCAGGTCGTGGTGTCGGCAGGCGTCCGCGAACGGGCGGCCGGTGGTGGCCATCGGCGCGTACATGTCGATGAGGTACTGCGGGACCACCAGCCCGGAGAACGCGCCGGTGCCGACGGCGCGCTGCTGCGCGCCCTCGAGCTGCGCGCCCCGTTCGACCTGTTCCTCGCTCATGTGGCGGGCGAGGCGGGCCTGCGCGCCGTAGTCGCCGATGAACGCGGCCGCGACGTCACGGGCGAACCCGGCGCCCTTGCGGTCCTGGTCGGCGCGGTAGGTGCGTTCCTCGGTGCCGACGCGCGCCACCTGGTCGTAGGCGGGGCGCGGGGCGCCGGGGTTGGTCTCGCGCTGCAGCCGGTCGGCTGCGTCGTCGCGGGCCTGTTCCGCCTCGAGGTCGGCGACCCGTGCCTGCAGGGCGTCGAGTTCGGTGTCGAGGTCGTCCTTGGCCTTGCGAGCCTCGGCGACCTTGGCCTCGTCGACCATGTCCTGCGAGCGCAGTTCGGCGAGCGTCGAGGCGTATCCGTTGCGCTGCTCCAGTTTGGTGGCCATCTGGCCCCGGAGCTGCGCGATGAGCTGAGCGAGCGTCATGTCGACGTCGTCCTCCCTCCCGCGTGGCGGGGGATCGTTGTTCTGTCGGATGGCCCTGCGGGCAGCAGGCGGTGACTCCCAGACCAGGCCACGCGGGCGCGGTGCGGGGTTCCTTACGCGAAGCAGCAGGGAAAGCGCGCCGCCTACAGGCGGCGCATCCTCGTGTCCTCGTCGGTGATGAGGACACGAGACGGTGCGGGGGTCGTGGTGAAACGGGCCTGCAGCGCGGCGAGCGCGGCGCGAGCCTGGTCCTCGTCGAGCGCGCGCAGCGCCTCGAGCGGATCGGCGGCGGCGCGCAGCCCGGCGCCGGCGGTGTGCGGGTTCGCGCCGTAGCCGACGATCGCGACGTCGCCGCGGTGCAGGTCGAACGCGTTGATCCGGTATTCGGTGTAGTCCGGCGACCACTGCCCGGACGTGATCCGGAACTTGAACGACATTTCGTCGATCAGCCCGGCGCGCAGCTTGGGCACGATGTAGGCCACGTCCTGGTCCTCGCGGTCGAGGTTCGGCGCGAGCACGCGCAGACCCTCGTCGGACTCGGTCAGCTGCAGCGACCCGTTCGTCGTGCGCGCGATGCGGCGCAGGTCTTGGTGCTGCAGCACGAGAGGCACGTCGAGGTCGGCGCGGGCGAGGCTTTCACTCGCCGCACCGGCGGACACCACTTCGGTGTAGGGGCCGTAGTAGTCCCACATCTCATAGCCGCGGTCGTACACCGTGGCGAATCCGTCGAACTCGAGCCCGCCACCGGTCGCGGAGTCGCGCAGCTGCAGCCCGCGCAGCTGCGCGGACACGCGCGGCGGCGTGGTGTCGTGTTCGGCCGCGCGCCGCTGCGAGGGCCGGTCAGCCCGCGCGGCAACGGCGCGGCTGCGTTCGGCGGCCGCGGCCGCGCGAGACTCGGGGGTCATGTCGTCGCTCCTGACTCTGCAGTAGTGGGCTGCGTGCGGGGGTTGCCGAACAGCCGGTCGAACTCGGCGAGCTGCTCGTCGGTGAACGGCATCCGGTTTTCCAGCGCGCGGGCCTCGGACGGCGCGAGCTGCCGCGTGGCGATCTGCTTACCGATCACCTCGGCGCGGGTCTGCGGGTCCATCCGCAACAGCGCGTCGCTGTTGAGCTTCACGAACCGCGGCCGCGGCAACAGGTCCGACAGCGCGGACTCGCGACGGAAGATGGCCGGGCCGATATTCATGATGAGCAGCTGCAGGTTTCGTTGACTGATCGACGCGTACGTGATCGACCCGGTGGCGACCGCGCCGTCGATGACGTCGGCCGGGCACCCGAAGAACCGGGCGATATCGACGATCCCGAACTGCTGCACCTGCAGGAAATTCGCGTCCGAGGCCATCGCCTGGATCGGCTTGTATTCCCAGTCCTTGCCGTGCACGAACAGATCGCGCCCGGCGACAGATGCCTTGAACCGCTGCTTAATCGCGGTCGCCTCCACCGGGCTGACCGTCTTCTCGGTGTTGCGGAGTTCGCCGGCGGGGATCGCGCCGTCGGTGAACCAATCGAGCGCGAACTGCTGCGCCGAGAGGTACTGACCGATGCTCATCGCCGAGTAGGAGGTCGGCGACAGTCCGATCGGGAGACCGGCGACGGTGAACTGCTTTTCGTGCCACACCTGGTGAGGCAGGTACTTCTGCCTCCGGATCCGGAAGTGGTCGATCTGGCCGTCGATGATCCGCACGGTGACCTCGGCGAGGTCGACCAGCTCAATCCGCGCGGGCAGGCCGAGACCGTCGAACGCGGTGATGATGCCGAACGTGTTGCCCGCCCGGTCGAGGTCGACCTGCGTCGAGTACAGGAACTCGTGCAGCTTCATCCGCTCGCCGCCCGGCGCGACCAGCACCGGCGGTTTCTTCGTCTCGACCTGGATCCCGTCCACCATCCGGTAGGCGTCGACCGGCATCGTGGAAATCAGGTCGCCACGCAGCCGCAAGCACGCCCACACCGCGGAGTGCTGCATCGCGGACTTGTTGGTGACCACGGCCGTACCGGTGCGGCCGGACACCGGCCGCGTGGGGATCTCGGAATCGTCCACGGTGGACGCGCGAGAGAACAGGCTCACCAGCGACCACCCCCGCGAAGCTTCCTCCACCACACAGGCGCGGCGGCCGGCGTACCGATCCACACCGCGACCCGTGACCCGGCGAGCAGCAGAACACCGACCGGGCCGAGCGTCGCCCACCCGATCAGCGGGAACAGCGCGGCGCCGATCCCGGCGGCGACCAGCAGCAGCCCGGCGAGGTCGAGCAGCGTCGTAACCAGGTCACGCGACATCCGAGATTCTCCTTTCACCACACCGAATCCAGCACGTCATAGTCGTCGATCACCAGGTGCGCGCGACTCTCGTATGCCCACCGGGCAACAGTTCCGCCCACCAGCGGCGCGATATTCGAGTCGCTCGTGCGCCGCGCCCATGCCCACGCGTCGCCGAGCGGGCGAGTACGGGCGCCGGTCAACGCCTCGTTGAGCGGTCGTTGGTTGAGGTGGCGCAGGTGATCGTGCTCCACGGCGTCGGCGAACGCGCCGCACGATGCGGCGAACTCTCGCGACGTCGGGATCGCGAGCTGACCGCGCCCCGGTTTCATCGGATCCTTGGGCGTGGTGAAACCGGCATTGTTGAGCGGGACCAGCAGCGACCCGGCGGGGCCTGCGACGTCGAGACCGACCGCGACCGGGTTGTGCCGGTCGCGCAGTTCGACAAGCCTCTCGACCACGCCGTCGGTGCCGTCACGCAGCTCGATGAGTTCGACGTGCCCGCGGGCGTCCGGGCGGTGCCCGTAGGCCATGATCGCGGTTTTCTGTCGGTCCGGTGTGATATCGACCGCGAGCGCCACGTCGGCCGCGCTCGATCGCGCGTCGTGCCGGTCCGGCCACCACTTGGTGGGCACGTTCGGGTCGTCGGCGACGACCACCACTTTCGTCACGTTGAGGTAGGCGCGGTCGAACTCGGCGGCCTCCATCTTCTCCCGCTCCGAACGCACGGCGGCCTCGGTGACGGTGTGGCCGAGGGCGGGCATGCACGCCCACCAGGTCGCCGGTTCGTCCCGGTCGTACTCGTCGCCGACGGTCCAGTCGAACACGGCGAACGTGGACGGCTCACCGCGTTCGATGATGGCGCGGCCGCGCTTGCGCTTGCCGTTGAGGAAATGGCTTTTCGCGAGCGTGCCCGCGGTGGACACCAACCACTGTTGCGGTTGCGGCCGCGTGATCATCGCCGGAGAGAACGCCTGTTCCAACCGGGCATCCTCGAGCGCGAACGCCTCGTCGATCGTGCCGTCGTCGAGGGTCTCGCCGTGGCCGGCGGTCTCGGTGTTCGAGGTGATGCCGTGCCGCGACCCGTTGCGCCACCGGATCGCCTCGTTGCCGTTGACCTTGCGGACGGTGTAGCGGCCCCGGAAACGCTGCGCAGCGTCGAGCGCGGCGACGTGTTCCTCTTCCCACTTCTTACGGGCCGAGAGGCGATTCTGCGCCGAGTAGAGAATGTTCTGCCTCGGCCACGCGTTCGCCCGCCACACCATCTTGGCGAGCAACAGCGTGGTCTTGCCCGACTGCCGGGGCACCATGAGCAGGATGTCGCGATAGGCCAGCCGTCCGGTGACAGGGTCGACCTCGAGCGCGACGTCGGCGACGTAGCGCTGCCACGGCATGAACGGCGTTCCGAACGCCTCGGCGATCCGCGCCACCTTGGGCCCGTACGTCTTCCGTGACAGGTCGCGCGGCGTCCCCCATCGGGGAACACACCGCAGCCCGTACAGGTCGAGCAGCTGCGCCCTGAGGGCTTCTGTTCGGTCCTCTTCGGACAGCGGCACGCGGGGGCCTCCCCTCGTGAGCTACTCCGGGTCGCCGAGGTCGCCGAACTCGTCGTCGTCATCCGGCGCCGTACGGACGGCTACGGCGTCGGTCAGCGCCTTGAGCGTCGCCCGCAGTTCCTTCGCGAGCGGCGGTATCGGGTTCTCGTCGGAACCGCGGTCGACCGCGGCCGCGAGGGCGTAGGCGAGTTCGGCGAGCGCCGGTTCGGTGTCGGCGAGGTCGCCGAGTGCGGCAATGTCCTCGCGCACCTGCCGCTCGAGCGTGCCCGTTTCCGCGGCGCAGCGCGGGCACTCCGGGGGCTCGTCGCCACCGAGCAGCGCGGCGTGCTCGCCGAGCAGACCGAGCGGCGTCGTACCTGCAGCCGCGGCGATGAACCGCAGTTCGTCGACCGTGACCTCGCGCCGCCGGCGGCCTTCCTTGTCCGGGCGGCCGGTCTCGATGTAGCCGACCACGGCGGCGCTGAACGACTCCGGCGCGCCCTTCTCCCATGCGGCCGCGGCGAACTCGCCGCGCGTGAGCCCGGCGCGCTTGCGCGTCGCCTTGATCTCGTCGGCGATCACATCGCTAATCGTCGTGATCCGTTCGGCCGTCAATGTGATCACCCTCCGCCCTGTGTTTTCGTGCCGGGGAGAAATTCAGGGATGGTGGGCGCGGGGTCTCCCGTGCCCTCGCGCCGAAAAAACCCAGGTCAGCGCGGTGCACATCGATGAGCGCGGGTGTGTCGCGTGTGGACAGTGGTCACCAGTCACGCGAGGTCGCGAAGTGCTCTTCGGGTTCCTGTTCCTCCGTGCCGGGCAGGTACCGCGCGTACCACCGGTGGATAGCGGGCACACTGCCCGGTGGCCGGCGGTCCGCACGCGCGCGGCGTATGCACTCGTCGCGGCCGGGATCCAGCAGGATCAACTCGGCGCGCAGCCGGTCGACCAGCGCGGCGCGCTGTGCCGCGACGGGCAGGGACCGCACCACGTACACGATGCCCTCGCGCGCCTTGGCGATCTGGTCCAGCTCGAGCCGCATCACGTGTTCGGCCTGTCGGCTGTATGCCCTGCTGTGCAACCACTTGCGCGGGCTGCCCATCGCGCGGGCGATCTCGTCACGGTCGAGCACGCGCCCGCCGTTCTCGTCGGCGAGCTTGTGCGCGAGCGTGGTCTTGCCCGCGCAGATCGGGCCCGCGATCACCACTACCTGCCGCACCTGATCACCACCTACGTGAAGTCCTCGCGGAACTCGAACGGCTGTGCTGGCGAGGTGGTTCGGTGCACGGTCCAGACCGTGCCGCACGCGTCGCACTGCCATTGGTCACCTGCGCTCGCGATGTCCCGGAGCGCGGTGTTGAGATTGCCTGGCGTCATGCACCGGTGCGGCTGGTGCTTCTGTCGTTTGATCCACGGCATGCGCGGTCACCACCTACGGGAAGTCGGCATCGGCGCCTCGGCCGCGCGGTTGCCGCGGCTCGAGTTGCACCGGCGATGGGCGGGGCGGGCGTTGTCGAGGGTGTCCGGTCCGCCCTTGCTGCGCGGCACGATGTGGTCGGCGGTGAACGACATCTTGTGGCGGGCCGGTAGGCCGAGGTCGATCCGGTGCCCGCACAACCCGCACGCCGCGCCGGACGCTGCCGCAATCTCGCGCAGCTGCGCGGTAACCCGGCGCCACGGCCTGCCGTTCGCCGAGCCCATCCCCCACCCCGAAGTGTTGGGCCGGGTCTCGGACACGTGGAGTCCGAACAGCGACCCGGCGACGACGGCGCTACCACGTCAGCCATGACGTAGATCTCCTGAGGGCGGCGAGAACGAGAGAAGCCCCGACCAGTGGCCGGGGCTTCTCTCGGTGCCGTGTCCGGGCACACTTCGCCTAAGTGCCCCCAGTATGCAGAACGATCACTCGCCTGTCGAACAGGGGTTCGGCTACCGCGTGTCGGCGGGCAGCGACAGGTCGGCGCACGCGGCGGCGATCGCCTCGAGCGCGGCGAACGTGTCGGCCGAGGCAGCCATTGCCCGGTTGATCAGCGCTTGTACTCGCTGGTTCTCGGCCGGGTCGTCCTCGTACAGCCGCGCCACGGTGCGGCCGAGTTCCTCGAGGCTGTTCGTCACGGTCTGCTGCTCGTCGTAGGGGGGATCGAACAGCGGGGTGATCGGCTGGTCAGGGTCGGGGATGAACTCGGCGGCGAGCAGCGAGGGCAGCCGCAGCTCGAGTGGGTGCGGCCGGTCGCCCGCAAAGCGGTTCGCCTCCCACACGTCGAGCAGCTCGAGCAGCCCGTCGACCCGGCGCACCTCGCGCGCGGCCAAGTGGCCGGGCAGCTGTTCCGCGGTTTCCTTGGCGCCGGTGAGGCGGGCTCGCACGAACTCGGCGACCTCGTCGACGGGCTGCCCGGCGTGCGGGTGGTGGCGCCGGCTGTTCGAGTTCGGGCAACCGGGCTCGAAACAGTTGCCGTTGACGTTGTGCGCGTGCTCGCAGCCGACGGTCGGCCGGTCGTTGTCGGTCGTCATGGACGTGTTCCCCCTTGCGGTTCGGAGTTCACTGCAGCAGATCGCGCGTGCGCCTGGTCGTCGTTACGGTCCGGGTCGCCGGTGTGGGTGACCGGAACCTCGGATCGGTGGCCGTTGCCCTCGGCGCTGCTACGCAGCCGCGGCCGCCGGGCCTGCTCCACGGTGAGCACGCCCTGCAGGAACTCGAGGTTTTCCGGGCCCCACACCTGCCCGCAGCCGAGGCAGGTACAGCCGGTGCGCGCGTCGAGGGCAAGCGCCGGGGCCTGGACCAACTCGCCGGTACTCGGGTCGAGGCGCCACACCATGCCCTGCCCGCACGCGGGGCACGCGGCGGCGATGTGCAGCCGTCGCGGCGGGTCGAGTAGTTCCTCGATCCGTTCGACCATGTACCGCAGCTCGAGCACGGCGGCCGCGACCTGGTGGACGTCGGCCCATCGCCCGGCGATGCCGGCGGCCGCCCGGATCCGGGACACGGTATCGGCGTCTTGCACCAGCGCGTTGAAGTGCAGGGTGGCGGCCTCGCGGTCGAGGTTGCGCTGCAGGTCGGCCGCGGCGACCCGGATCGGGACACCGGGCGAGCTGCCCGATGCCTTGCCGGTCTCGCCGCCGTGCGCGTGGGCCTGGCGCAGCTGCTCGAGCAATCCCGGTTTGGTGTGCGTCGTGGTCGTCATGTCGTCGCGGATCACCTTGAGGGTGATCGGGTCGGTGAGCTTGGCGGCGAGCGCGGCGAGTTCGGCCTGCCACTGCCGCAGGGTCTTCGGGTCGGTCGGTTCGGCGGTCACGGGCGGGTTCCCCTCGCGTTGATCGTGCGCGGCGGCCGAGGCTGCCGGGCGGGTCCGGTGTTGCGGGTACGGCGGTGTTCGAGCGCCCGCGCGAACCGGGCGTCGTCGCGGGCGGCGACCTCGTGGACGGCGGCGAACGCGGGCACCGCGGACTGCACTGCCTCGGCGAGCGCGGCGAACGACCGGCCGATGTGGACGGCGGCGGCCGCGACTCCGGGCACGATCGCGGCGAGCGTCGACCGGGCGACGTCGTCAACCTGCCGGACGTGGGCGAAGTGGGCCTCGGCGAACCTGCGTTGCCACGGCTCGAGGTCGACCACGGTCTCGATGAAGTCGACGACGTCGGCCGGGTCGGGGCGTTCGGGTTCGGTGGTCATTGGGAGTCACGCTCCTGTCGGTGGAGGTCGGCCGCCCGGATCCGTCGCCAGTGGGCGGGGGCATGTAGTGGTCGGCCGTCGGGGGTGAGGCACGGGTGATCGGCGGGCTGGTGGCATTCGGGGCAGTCGACGGCGAGGGCGAGTTCGCGTTCGCGCTCAAGGAGTTCGGCCGCGGCGAGGACGTCGAGCTCGCGGTTGTTGAACTGGCCCCGGTAGCGAGTCACCGGGGATGTCCCGGCGGTTGCGGTGGCGGGGTGGCGGTGCGGGTGTAGGGGTTGGGGGCGAGTTGGTCGCGGGGTGTGTCGGCGGGGCCCACGGTGGGGCGGTGGCCGTTGGGTCCTGCATCGCCTACGCGGTCCCGGTAGGTGGTGGGGCCTGTCTGGGGAGCTACCCCGTCCCGTCCCCTACCCGTCCCGGTAGTCATCGCGTCGGTGATTCCGTCGGTGATCATGGGGTTCTGTGGCTGGTTTTGGGCAGGGTCGGGCCTGGTGTTGGTGTCGGATTCCGCTGGTGGGGCCTGGTTTTCGGTCTGAGTGGTGTTCTGCGCGGGATCCGGGTCGGTTTCTGGTCGATCCGGTGATCGGTCGGTGATCGGCGGTTGATCCGGCGTTGATTCCGCGTTGATCGCGGCGAGGTTCGGCGGGGGCAGCAGGATGAGCCCGGCGGCCTCGGGGGTGCAGTCCTTCTTGCGGCCGTTGCAGCCGCGGCAGGCCACGACAAGGTTGTCGGCACCGGCGGCGATCTTCGGGTCGACATGGTCGAGCACGCCACCAGCCGGGGTCTTGCGGTCGGCCCACTTCACGGTGATGCCGCAGTACCTGCAGAACATGCCGTCGCGGCCCTTGACCGCGGCCCTGAGTTCCTTGTCCTTGAGTTCGCGCGTCTTGGCGCGGTGCACGTCGTTCTCGGCCCGTGAGGGGTTCTCGTCGAGGAAGGCGTGCACCCAGTACCCGCCGAGCGCCTCGGGCCACTTCTTTCCCTCGAGGCATCGGCACTCGTCGCCGGGCTGGTGGAGCATCGGCGGGCCGTCGCCGAGACGGACGTTGGTCAACGCCTTGAGTTCGCGCCGTGTGGCGATCTGGCGAGTTTTGAGGGCGGGCAGCCACCCGTCGGTGCGCTGGGCGCTCGCGTACTGCTTGAGGCGCGTCAGGGCCCCGTACGCGCTGTTGCCGACGGCGTGCACGAGAGGGTCGTCGTAGCCGACGTCGTTGAGCCTCAGCCACGGCATGAGGCACCGCCCGGAATACGCGCGGAAACCCGGCGCCGCGCGGGCGCCGGGTTGGCGGGGTCGTGCCGGTGGATCACGGGGTTTCTCCTTGTCCCAGTTGGAAAGCGGGGCCGGGTCGCCGTAGCGACTCCGGCCCCGCCCGGTCAGCGACCGCCCGTGTCTGCAGGGCGATCGCCGGGATCGGCGTCGTCGGGGTCGGGGTCGGGGTAGGGCACGCTGTCGATGTCCTCGCGCCACTTGCGCAGCAGTTCCTCGGGGTCGGTCACGTCGTCGTCTCCGATCCCCAAATCGCGTTGAGCCGGTAGACGTCGAGGAACGCGCGCAGCAGGTCGACAAGCCCCTCGAGCCCCTCGGCGGCCACGTGCCCGGTGACGACGTCCTGCGCGGCCTCGCCGTCGAGGTTCACCTGCGCCGTGATCGCCTTCATTGCCGTGAGTTCGGTCGGGTCGGGGGTTTCCTCGGCCTCGAGCGCGACCGGCCCGGGCGGGTTCATCAGCGCGCGCAGCGTCTCGCCGACCACGACCAGCCCGACCGAGATCAGCGACCACAACCGGCCGTAGCGCTCGATCGGGTCGCCGTCGCCGAGGTACTCGGCGACCACGGCGTCGGCCGTCTCCGGCGAGTCGGCGCCGGCCGCGCGCAGGAACACGGCGGCCGTGTCGACGATGTGCTCGCGGGTGTCGTTCTGGTCGCTCATGCCGTCGGCCCCTCGCTGTGCGGGGCGGTGTCGTCGGCGACGACGGCGAGGTCGGCAAGGCCGTCGAGCACCACGTTGGCGCGCGGCACGCGCAGCGTGACCTCGGCGGGCTGCCCCGGCGACAGGGAGATCTCGACCCCGGAGATGACTCCGGAGATGTCGACGCCGTCGACCAGCACGCGGGCGGCGCGGTCAAGCGCGACGATGCGGACGCGTTTCCGGGTAGCCATCACGCGCCCCCCGCCGTGACGGGCGTCCACGGGTCGTACAGGGCGACGACGTCGCGCACGACCTCGGCCAGCAGCCGGGTGAACGCGTCGACCGGGTCGGGCGCGTCGGCCGCGGCAATGACCGCCTCGAGCGTTCCGGCCTTGTCGCACACGGCGCCCCACACGGGATGCCGGGAGTCGTCGAGGTCGTATCGTTCGGCGGGGCGAGCGAACGCCTCGGCGACGTGCGTCTCGTTGAGCCCGGCGAGCAGCCGCTTGGTGGCGCCGCGGGCGAGGTCCTGCATTCCCTCGAGTTCGCGGGCGGTCGGCGGCCGGTAGGCGGTCTGCAGCGCGATCACGTACCGGAGCACGACGTTGGCCGAGTTCGCCTCAGTGACGTTGAGTCCCATCAGAACACCTCCGATTCCGTCGGCGCCCACGACGCGCGCCACGCGCGCAGCCGCTCGCCGAGTTCGTCGATCCGGCGCTGCCGGATCCAGCCGGTGCGGCGGGCAGGTTCGCCGGGGTTGCCGCGCTCGCCGTTGGCGAGGTAGCCGAACAGCGTCTCGAGCAGACCGTCGGCGGCGAGCAGCTGCGCGTGCGCGGTGTTGACGGTCTCGAGCGCCTCGACCAGGACGGCGAGAACCGGGGCCATATCGGCGGCGCGGACGGGTTCGCGCGCGGCGCGGGCGAACCGCTCGCGCCACAGATCGCGATCGGCGTCCGTCATGGACGGCGCCTGGTCAGTGGCGGCCATGCTGGCACTCTCCTTTGGTTTGGTCGGCTTTTGCCTCTGCGAGAACGGCTTCGTGCATGTCCACGTGGCCGCACGGGTTGTCCCAGACGTCGCACGACAAGTGCTGTCCGTCCTCGTAAAAGTTGTGGTTCCGGGGCTCGCCGCGCTGCCCGCCACACGTGGGGCAACAACGGGAGATCTCGACACGTCGGATGGCGGGATACGGCGCCGAAGTCCCCCAACCCGACCGGTCGATCACCCGGACCGACATCGTCTGTTCGGTCATGCTGGTGTCCTCTCGTCGAGTTCGGGGGTGGTCGAGCGGTACTGCGCGAGTTCGGCGACGGCGGTCTCGGCGGCGAGGGTCTGCGCCTTGAGCGCCTCGCCGAGGCGGGCGGTTTCGTCGGCCAACACGGCGTTGTCGACCTCGAGCGCGGCGAGGTAGGCGCGGCTGTCGGCGAACAGCGGGTCGATCACCCGGTGTTGGACGTTGTCCGCGAGGTAGGCCGCGAAGTCGGGCAGCGGGGCCTCGGCGTTGTGGCGGCGGGCCCACTGCGCGGTGGCCTGCCGGATCACGGTCGTGAGGTCCTCGCGCGGGCGGGGCGCGCACGTCACGACTGCTCCGGATCGGTGACGTCGTCGGCCTGGTCCTCGTCGGCGCGCGGTCCGCGGATCGCCTCGACGATCGCGGGCAGGTCGGCGACCTCCACAAGTACCGGGGGTTCCTTGCTGTCCTCGGCGTCGCCGACCACACCCCGGCGCCGTAGCTCCTGCATGAGCCGGTCGGCGGTCTCGCGCCCGATGCGCAGCTTGCGGGCGAGCATGGACACCGACGCGAGGTTCGCCGTAATCACCAAATCGGCGGCCTGGCAAATCAGGTCGACCTCTTCCGGGGTCTTGCTCGAGTTCGGGCCGGGGAACGACACGACCACCCCGGCGCCGTCGCGCAGCAAGTCGCCGGCGTCGTTGGCCGGGGCGGTCCTGGTCTTCTCGAACGGCAACGCCTGCTGCTGCCCGGTCCGCTTCTCGTACGCCTCGAGCCATATCCGGCGCAGCTGCTTAGCGTCCGCGGTCGAACCGGGGAACGCCTCGACGGCGACAATGCGCGCGGTCGGGATCACCTCGCCGGTGTCCATGTTGGTCGTGACCGTCGCGCAGTCGACGACGGCGACGATCAGGTGCGTGCTCGCCGAGTCCTCGACCAGCGTCGCCGAGATCTTGCCGAGACCGTTCTTGTCGTCCTTGGGCAGCCGCCCGGACAGGCTCACACTCATGTGTGCGTTCCCTTCGTGGTGTCGTGGTGCTCACCGGGCGGCAGCGCGGTGAACTCGGCTTCACGGGCCGAGGCGGGGGCGCCGCGCGGGTGGAGCGCGACCAGGTACACCCACCCGACGGCCGTCCACTCGCGACGGGTCACGGCGCAGCGCAGGTTGCCGCGCAGCAACAGCGGCTGGTCGACCTCGAACGCGGGCGGGGTGGTCGGGTAGTCCGTCGGGTCCGGCGCAGCCACGGCGGCGTGGCCGTAGTAGTCCGCCGCGGCCTGCCACGTCAGGTGAACCGGGCAGAGTTCGACCTTGCGCCACGCGCACGCGGGGCAGCCGGTGGGATCCGGGCCGGGCTTGTACTGCAGCAGCGGGTTACGCGGGTAGTCGTAACCCGACACGATCGTCGTGTCGGTCTTGCGGCGGCGGGCGGGACGGCGGTCGCCGTCGCCGCCCACCACCGACAGGTGCGAACGCGTGCTCACGCCGCGCCCGATGTCATGCGGGCGAGTTCGGCGTCGATCGCGGCCTCGTCGACCTGGTCGGCCTCGGCGCCGAGCGGCACAAGCTGTTCGGTGACGTCGAGCACGTTGTCGATCTCGCTGTGATCGAACGAGAACAGCGACGACGAACAGTTGCGCTCGCAGCCACAGCGCACCGTGACCTCGACCCACTGCGACAACAACGGCTGCACGAACACGAAACCGTCGGCTCCGACAGGTTCGATCCGGCCGCGGTCGAGTAGCTCGCGGGCGAACCGGAACACGTAGGGGGTGCCGGTGATCAGCATCGTGATCGCCCACGGGTCGGCGCGGTCGTAGCGCCATTCGATCCCGACAAGCCGAGCTTGTGCGGACGCGTCCGCGCCGAGCTTGCGCACGATCAGCCGTGCGCGGGAGAAGTAGGAGATCTCGCGGGCCTCGATCATGAGGACGTTCCTTCCTGGACAAGGGGCACCCATCCGGCGACCTGGTCGTCGCGGAGGGCCTGCAGGACATGGGCGAGGCGGAAACCCGGCGGTACGTAGACGACCGACCACGGGCGGCGCAGGCACCCGCCGCGGTCGCTCCGGATCGCGACCACGCCGTCGAACGACTCGCGCACCTCGAGCCGCGGCGGGACCGGGACGGGCCGCGGCTGCGACGGCGGGGGCGGCGGGATGTCGAGGCGGACCGTCATCGCTGCCCGCCCCGCTCGCCGTCGACCTCGGCGGCGCGGTCGGCGCGGACCTCGGCGACCGTGCGGTCGAGGTCGCCGAACACCTGCCGCGTGCGTTCCTCGGGGTCCTCGCCGAACTCGCCGCCCGTCAGCTGCCACAGCAGCGACAGCGCGGACGACAGACCACCGACGCGGGCGCCCTCGCGCCACGCGCCGCCCTTCGCGAGCGTCTCGGCCTGGTCGCGTTCCTGCCGCAGCGTGGACGTGAAGACGTTGAGCGCCTCGCGCAGCTGCGCCTCGGTCAGCCGATCCGCGGTCACGGGCACACCTCGAGACGGATCGGGCGCGTGAAGTCGATGCGCTCGACAAGGGCCTGCCGCACCGGGCCGTAGGGGCGCATCGCGCAGACGTGGCACACCTCGGCCACCTGCAGCGGGTTGTGCGGGTCGTGCGGGTCCGGGGCGCCGTGCACCCGCACGGTGGTGATCCGGCGCGATCCGGGACACCACCCGCAGTCACCCGGCAGGAACTCCGGCGCGAACACGACCTCGACGTCGCCGAGCGTGCGCAGCTGCATCGCCCGCACGTCGGGGTGGTCGATCAGGTCGCCGACGGCCGGAAGGATCCGGGTCGCCTCGACCGGCGCGACGAACGCGCGGCCGGTCACCCGGCGGAACCACGCCCGGAACGACGTCGGGCGACACGAACGATGGCGGCCGCCGGTGGCGGTATCCTTCGCTGCGATCATGAGGGCACTTCCTCTTGGTCGGGGCCCCGCGGGGCCTTGCCCGTCTCGTGCCTGCATGCGCGAGGCGGGCTCTTTTCTTGCAGGGGCTGGGGTTCAGGCGGCCTTGCTGACGGCCTGAGGACTACGGCGGACCGGGGGCAACATCTGCCGGACTCGCTGCCGTTCGGTCGGGCTCAAGGGGTTCGCCGTGGCGACCACGCGCCGGATGAACTGTTCGCGGGTCTCCCCCGGCGCGGCCTGGACGATCACGCCGCGACCTTGAGTAAGAGGTCGTCAACGGTGACGCGGTCGCCGTCGCCCGCGAGGGCGTTGAACGTGTCCGCCATCGCCTTGAGAAGCGGGGCGTTGGGACGGAAGTCACCCCGTTCGATGCGGCCGAGGGTGTGCCGGGACACGGTGTGGCCGGTGACTTCTTCAATCTTGGTCGCGAATTGCTGCAGGTAGAGCCCGCTCTTTTCGCGCAGCTCCCGCGACTTTTCCCGGTCGAACGGGAGGATGGATGGCTTGCGAGGCATGAGCAGAAGCTACGTCTCATGAGCAGTCATGACAAGTCATGAGCAGTGGATCTAGGTCACTGTCTGGTCACAACGTCCCGCGTGCAGTAATGTGCACTCATGAGCACTTACGGAGGGGAACGGGCTCATGACTGAGAACGCACGGGGGCGGGCTGCGCTCGCTGAGAAGATGGACGACAGACGGGCGTATCTGCGCATCAAGTGGCAGGACGTCGCGAAACGCGCCGTCCTGTCCATAGCCACACTCGGACGCGTACGCAGTGGCAAGGGTGAGCTGACGACCGATACGAAGTACGCGATAGAGGACGCACTCGAGTGGGAGCGCGGCAGTATCGACGCGATCCTCGACGGCGGCGAGCCGACACCAAAACCCGAAACGCCACCGGTCCCCGCGGCCGGCGGGAATCCCCGCGCGTTGATCGCCGAGTGGACACCGGCCGAGATCGCGCGCGTAGAGACGATGTCGTTTGACGAGATCGAGGCCGAGGGCCGAACGATCGGACGATTCAGCGGCGACGACGCGCGGGCCCGCTACCTCCACGATGCCGCGGTGATCAAACTACACAGGGCGCCCGAGTCCACACGGAACACTAAGAAGTCGCGCAGCCTAGGGAGCTGACCAGCGGCGGACCAACGTCCTTTATCGACCCTCGCCCGATGTGCAACCTTCGCGTTACCGGATGTCTGCCGGTCGGGCGAATGTTGAGATTTCTCCTAACGATGTGTCACATCATCCGATGTCCCCGCGATAGGCAAGGTGCAAAGGGGTAATCCCGTTACACCGAGGGAGGGAGTGCACACGTTGACCACCCAGGACATGACGTCGGCTAGCGACACCACGCTGCCGGCGCCCCGCGTCGCCGTGTACCCGGCGCTGTACATCGCCACCGGCGTTGTGCTGGTCGTTGGGATCACGCTCGGCATCGTCGGCGCGATCCACGAATGGCCCCCGCAGCTGACGACGATCCACATTGGAACGGCTTTCGTGCTTGCCGTCCTGTCGTACAGGGCTGAGGTCACCTACAAGCGCCGTGCAAGGGTCGCGGCGCTGAGTGAAATCGACAGGTTGGAACTCTGGTTGAACTACCGGGACCAGACCGACTAG